TAGTAACGCCTGGGCCAAATTCAAAACCTGGACCACCACCATTTGAAATAGTTAAAGGAGCTAAAGGGTTTGTAGTTCCTATACCAACGTTGCCTGATTCTACAAGCAATCCATGTTTTACTTTAAATTCTTTATTATTTGTAGCCATTTACGATTTCACTCTCCACCGTTTATACTATTTATACTTTTATTGCCGTATGATGAACTTTTGCTTCAAAATTATTAGACGCTCCAGAAGTAACTTGCAATAATAAATTACCTCCACTTAAAATAACAGTAAATGATGTATTAGTATCTAATCCGCTATCAATCTCTGCATATTCTGTAAGATAAACATCTGTACCATCATGCATAGCTAAAATTTTCTTTGTTAAAATCTTATCACTTGTTGATATTTCTTTAAGTGATATAATATACTCAACACTTCTATAAGTTGTTGCACTGTGAGTGGCAAGTGTTACTGCTGAACCCGATCCACCTGTATAATTTGTTGATGTATTTCCAAGTACACTATTTGTATTAATTGTTACATTACCTGCTGAATCCCATGCTGGACCACCAGTTGAAAGCGATGCTGGAACAACTGAACCAGTAGCAGGTACATTAATTTGATTTAAGACGGGAACTAATACTTCTAAACTTGCTCCATTTGCTGGTGCACTACCAAAAGAAAGAGTTGTACCACTTACACTAAATTCTGATTTTTCTTGATATACACCATCACTGAAAATTAATACATCATTTTCACTAAATGGTTCAGCATTTAATGTAAAGTTTGTTGTACTACCATCTCCTGTAAATGTATTAAAGTTTGTACTTACTCCACTTACGCCTTTACCAACTTGATGAACAACAACTTCTTGGCCAGTATTTGCACCAGGACTATCAAGTGTAAGTGTTGTTCCTGATAATGCATATGAATTTTTATTTTGATATATACCTTCAATAAAAACAATTAATGTATCTTCACTTGCAGGAGTTTGTGTTAATGTAAATGCAGTTTGTCCTGATGTTGCAGTAAATAAATCTGTTACTAATGGACTAAAGCTAGCATTTTGTGTAAGAGTTACAGTATCAGTTGAAGCATCAGTAGTAATGTCAATACCACCAGCTCCTACAAGTGTAACTGTATCAGAAGATTGATCTGCAGCTACAGTTGTTTGACCAGATACTGCAATATTCCCAAATGCATTTCCACCAGCTGAAGCAAAAGTAATTTCATCACTTGATGCATTAGTAGTAATAGTCATACCAGTACCAGCAACAAGTGTTAAAGTATCTGATGAACTATCTGCTACAACATTACTTTGGCCAGATACTGAAATTGTTTCAAATGCATTTCCACCAGCAAGTCCCCAACTTAAATTACCACTACCATCAGTTTTAAGTGCATAACCTGAAACTCCATCTGAATCTGGTAATACCCAAATCTGATTTGATGATAATGCTGGAGCTTCAAACCCTACATAATTACTCCCTTCATAAAATCTAAGTTCATTATTAGAACCACCAATATTAATATTGCCAGCAGTTGTTTTTATACCTTTATTAAAATTAAATTCATCATCTGCAGAAACATATGTTAATGTCGCATTTGCTCCATCAATTGTTAATCCTGCTCCATTAGCTGCTGCAGCATTTCCTGCTCCAGAAGCAATGGTAATATTAATATCATCTACATCTAGGGTTGTACTATTTAAAGTAGTTGTTGTACCATTTACTGTTAGGTTACCACCAATAGTAACGTTTGTTGAAGCATCTGCTAAAAATGTAGATACATCGGAATTTCCATATGAAGAAGCAGCTGCAAATCTTAATTCAGCGCCAACTTTACTTACAGTAATATTTGTATGATTTGAATGATTTAAAATTGTATCTGCTCTTGTTGATACACGAGCATCTGTGTAATATAAATTACTTGAACCTTCGGATAAATTATCAGTATCGTATGCACTCAAATTTGATGTAAATGCATTACTTCCAAGTTCTCTTGTTCCAACAATATTAGAACCATTTATCATTAATGAAGTTGCTTCACTGTTTTGAGCTGATAAACCAGTTAATGTTAAATTACCAGCAAGTTCAAGTGCGTTTTGTTCAGTGATTGCTCCAACACTTGCAACTGTTTCAATAATTGCTCCATTTCCAGGAGCAGTATCAAGTGTAAGTGTAGTACCAGAAACTGTATAATCTGTTTTTTGTTGATATACACCATCAATATATACTAAAAGATTATTTTCGTTTTCAGGATCTGCTGATAGAGTAAAAGCAGTTGTTGTGCCATCACCAGTAAATTGATTGACAACAGAATTACCAATACCAATTGTTCTTAAAAACGCTACAATTGCAACATGATCGTTTGTTGTAGCTCCATTGACAAGAGTAATTGTTGTTCCAACATTATTTGTTGTGTAATCAGTTGTAAGTTTTTGTAATACACCATTTACAAAAACTTGAACAGCACCAGGAGTATATGCTAGAGTTTGACTATTATTATCTGAACCAGTGAATGTTGTTTGTCCTGAAGTTGCTGTATATTCATATGTCTTTAAAACATCTGCAGCATTTGCACCAACACTTCCTCCACCAGAAGACGCAAATGTAATAGTATCACCAGAGGCATTAGTTGTTATGGTCATATTTGAACCTTCAACTAATGTTAAAGTATCAGTAGCAGTATCAGCAACTACATTAGTTTGACCTGATACAGCAATTGTTTTAAATGTTTCTGTAACAGTTCCACCAGATTCAGCTGATGGAGACCATTCAGTACCTGTCCATTTTAAAACATGACCAACTGATGGAGAAGCAGTATTAACATTACTTAAATCTTCAATTGAAGCTGCTGCTATACGACCATCAGCACGAGCATTTGTAAAATATAAATTACTTGAACCTTCACTGAGAGAATCAGTATCTTGATTACTTAATGATGATACTGTACCTGTTACATTTCCAGTAAGATTACCGATGAAAGTTCCAGCAACAAGTGATTCACTACCAAGAGTCCACCTATCATTTGTTTCATCCCAAATAAAAGTTTTATTAGTTGATGTACCACGTTCAATTTCAATACCACCATCTTGTGTTGGTGAACCGGTTTCATCAGAGTTTAAAGTAATTATTGCATCGCCAATATTTACGGTATTTGAATTTACAGTTGTAGTTGTTCCAGAAACTGTTAAATTACCAGCAACTACTAAATCATTAAATTCTACATTATCAGTTGTGGCTACTGCTTGGCCAATACTTATAGTACCACTTGAAAAAGTTACACCAGTACCACCTGATATATGCGCTCTTACTTCAGCAGCTGAAGGACCAGTGTATGTTATGACACCAGTAGTTGAATTATATGCTAATGAACCATCACCACCAGCATCAGTAACAGATATTGCTGAACGTGCATCTGAATTATTATATTGAGTTTGTGAATTACTAATAACACCAGAACCAGATATTGATATACCTGCTCCAGCGCTTATATGTGCAAGTACTTCGGATTGACTTGGCCCTGTGTATGTTATAACACCAGTTGAATTATTATATGATAAAGAACCATCACCACCCGAATCTGTAACTGAAATTAAAGCTCGTACTTGAGCATCTGTTCTTTCAGTAAATGATATAACACCAGTTCCACTATTATAACTTAAATCTCCACTTACACTAATTGCGCTACGTGCGCGTGCGTTTGTAAAGTATAAATTACTTGAACCTTCAGTTAAATTATCGGTTGTAAATTCTGATAGATTTCTTGTATCAAATGCTGCTTGGTTTCCCATATAAGCATGCGCACTACATTGATAATGTAATACCATAGGTGTAGAATCTGTAGGAGTAATTTCTGTATATGAGCCTGAACTACCTGAAGAACCGGCAATTGTTACTCCAGTAGAATAGAGATTATTACGAGCTGCGTCTAAATAAAATCTAAAAGGATGTCCTGAGTTTGAACTATCTGATGTATCAAATCGATATGTAACACCTGGTAATAATTTTAAATACGGAGCAGGAACATCGTTAATAAAATATTTGTTACCACTACCACTTCCATTATATCGATGATCGCCTGGAGAAGAAGCAACTTTTACTATTAAAGTTTCAGTACTTCCTGTATGTGTGCCATAAGAATAACTTGAACTTCCAACTTGTACGACACGAGTATTTGACCCAGCTGTTTTCTTGACGTATAATTTACCGTCAAAGGTGTTAATCGCTAACTCACCTAAGTCTAAATTACTTGCTGTTGGAATAGCACCCTGCGTGGCAGAACGCCTTAATTTAATATTAGTTTCTCTGGCCAATTTTGGCTTCTCCTAGTTCAATCTCTATATAGAGTTTATAAAAAAATTTTACTTGTATATACAAGCAATTATATTTATACTAGTAGGTTCCGCCGTCTATGACACTTGAAACTTCTGGAACACCACTTGCATTAAATTGTACAATATCACCAGCATCTGAGCTAGTTAAAAATGATATAGCAGTTCCAGCACTATTTGAAACAAATACTCCATTAGCAGTAAATGATGATAATCCAGTACCACCATGAGCAACTGCTAAATCGGTTGTTAATGTTAAGCTTGCTGCTGAAGCAGCTCCTGTTATTGTTAAATCATCATCAACTGTTACTGTACCACCAGCTGAATCAATTGTTAAGTTACCTGATGTAGTATCAATTTCATTATCACCAGTAATACCAACTTTAACATTACCAGCAAATACACCACCAAATTGAGCATCATGGAATGGACTTGAGGCATCTTCACCGCCACTAAAGTCTTCATCTTTAGTAAATATAAATCTTTCTGATTGATGATCGTAACCAAAGAAACCTTCTTTTACTGATGAACCATCGCCATATTTAAATCTAACACCACGATCAACTCCATCTACACTTGTACCACTGTTATCTGCAAGTACAAGTACTGGATCGTCTAATGTAATAGTTGTTGAATTAACTGATGTTGTTGTACCATTGACAACTAGGTCACCACCAACTGTTAAATTACCGCCGGTAGTTACTGTATCAGAAGTTGAATCACCAAGAGTAACATTACCATTAACAGTTAAGTTTCTTGTTACAGTAGCATCTCTTGTTACTGATAAATCTTGTCCAATAGTTACATCATTTGGAAGACCAAGTGTTACTGTGACTTCATTACTTGATTTAGCAACTGTAGTCTCAATTTCGTTTGTTGTACCTAAGATTTGTAAATCATCAGCAAGTAAATCAACATTTTGTGTTGTTGAACCGTCAGCATCTACTGTTAAAGTTGTTGCAACGTTTACTGTACCAGCTGCTGTTAATCGACCTTGTGCATCTACTGTAAATGTTGGTATTTGAGTTGTACTACCATAAGACCCTGCAGATACTGCTGTATCATCAAGATCAAATGTAACTGAATTACCAGAGGCTACTGTTGTAATACCAGTATCACCAACAAATGTAATTGTTTCTGAATCTAAATCAATTGATATTGTACCACTATCACCTGAAACATCTAAATCTTGTGCGGTGACTTGTTGGTCTACATATTCTTTTACACCTTGTGCAGTAATAAGTTGAGCATCTGTTGGAGAACCAGCCATAGCTGTTTCAATGCTTGTTACTACTTGACCTGAACCTCCTGAAGATTCAAGTGCAAGACTACCTATATTTAATTCGTTTAAATGTTTATTTGCGTCAACAATAAGTGCGCTACTTGCAGTTGTTGTTCCATGTACATGGTCTAATAGACCTGTGAAATACTTACCACCTATGAGATCTACTGCTGCTGCAACACCCGCGGTTTCAGTACCTGTGCCGATGTATAACCTATCACCATTATTAGCTTGAGTACCAGCGACGTATGAATAAGCCAGCTCACCAGTTTTAAGATTAGTTGGAGCTGTAGTTGTAGAACCCGTGGTAAGAATCTTAATTCTTGTTAAATTCGCCATCTTAGTACGTGCCTCCGATTATATTTAAATTAGCGTTTTGAATAGTTGGTGTTGAAACATATTGTCCTGATGTTCCATTATAAATTAACATAGCTCCATCTGCCTGACCTGATGCATTAACATCAGTTAAATCTGATAATGCAATTGTACCAATTTTTAAAGATTGAGCCGTAATTTGATTACCAGGCTTTGTTTTACCTTTAATATTTGGTGTAGATCTAATTGTTGCTTTTATTGCCATGTTATCTTGTAACTCCTGGTGTTACTTCTACTTGTCCTTCTACTACTCTTGTGATTGTACCACTATTATTTATTTCAACATCATATACATAACGGCCTGCTTTTAATGCATTTGTTTGCGTTGCTGATAATGATATTTGTACTGTACCATTTGCAGCATTTGCAATACTTGCGCTAAAATTTGTTGCTGTACTTGATGAATATGTTTTTCTCATTTGACCAGCTACAGAATAACCAGTTAAATTCAATGCATTACCATCAGTATCAGTAACATCAATGTTTGCACTAAATGATGCTCCTTGGTCTATAGTTATATTAGATACTACAGCCATTTTAACTATTTATACCTTTTAGTTCTTCAATCTCTTGTTTAAGCTCTTTAATTGCTTCAACAAGTAGTGGTACTACTTTTTCATATTGTATTGTTTTATAATCTCCTTTGAAAGGAGCATCTCTTACGACTTCAGGTAATACTTTTTCTATATCTTGTGCTGATAAACCTACAAGTTTTTTATCTTTATAATCTGGTATAAGTTCATCACCCTTTTCGTTATGTGTATAATAAAATCCTGTTAATGAAGATACTTTATCTAAAGCATTATCTATTGTTCCAATTTTATTTTTTAGTCTGTCGTCTGAAGCAAAAGCTGTTACTTCTCCACTTGATGAGACTGAAGCACATGAAATCGCGCTAAAAGTAACATTATCTGAAGTTCTTACATATTGATTCATATTATTGGAATATGTATTACCACTAAAGTTATTTGCGTTATCTGCAACATTTAAGAATGACCTAACAGCCGCAGGTGATCCCCATCTTAAATAACCATCATTACTTGTTTCTACTGCAATTTGTGTAACACCTGATGTTACATCATTTGCAGTCATATTTAGATAATTAGTAAAAATATAACCACTACTATTTCTTTGTACAATAGTATTTCCGGCTCCTGCAGTTGTAGAAGCAGTGATTGTTGCCGAGTTTGCTTGGTTAGTTACAGAACCTGCGGTTGAAGCAGTTGAAGCATTACCATTTAATGTAGCAGTAATTGTACCAGCACTAAAGTTGCCACTTCCATCTCTTAAAACAACTGTATTAGCAGTATTGTTTTGTGTAATTGTATATGGGAATGAATAATTGTTTGCAGTAAAGGTAACATTACCAGCTCCTTGTCTACTTAGTGTTAGTGTATTTCCAGATACTGATGCTTGAGTTACATTATTTGTTGGTAAAACAAATTGACTAAATGATGTAGATATTTGACCTGTACTTGAATTATATGATATACCACTTCCTGCGCTTACAGCACCTCTTGCTCTTGCATTAGTAAAAAATAAATTACTTGAACCTTCTGTAATAGAATCAGTATTACCAAAATCAGAATAAGAAAATGTTTTTGTTCCTACACCGTTTATATGACCTCTGCTATCAACACTAATATCTTGAATTACAGTATTACCAGAATTATCTGATCCTGTAAAAGAACCACCAGTATCTTCATGACTATATGTTATTACATTATTTGTTGCATTATATGATACATCCATAAATGTACCAGCTGCAAATGATACTCTTTCGTCATCAGCAATATTGCCTCTATCAACTCCATCAACAGTTAAGAACCAACCTGAATAACCATCAAGTGTATTTGAAATTGTGATATCAATATCATTACCATTTTGAGCTGAAGTTACTGATATTCCAGATCCACTAACAAAATCTAAGTTTTTACTTGGACTAAATGAAACGCCTTCAACAGTTGGAGATGATAATGTAGCTTCTGATAATATTAATGAACCATCAGCTTCCCATCTATCTGTTGCAAAGTTATATACAATACTATGTGAACCAGTAACATTTGATGCATTATTTGCATGTGTTCCTATACCTGAAAAACTTCTTGTTTCAAATCCAAACCCACCAGTTGTTGGTTCAGTAGTTGATGTACCTGTTAATATTAAAGTATCATCAACTTCAAGTGTTGCGGTATTAATAGTTGTTTGTGTACCATTAACATCTAAATTACCATTAATAGTCATATTACCAGTAACAGTTACGTTATCAGGTAATCCTACAGTTACAGTACCTGCATTTTCAACTACTGTTACTTCACCAGCTGTTCCACTAAATGTAAGAGTATTTCCAAGTGCAATTGGAGATGTATTTGAACCATCACTTACTGTAATACTTGAATTTGATAATTTACTATTTGGTATTGACCCTGCAAGTTTTGAAGCTGCTATAGAACCAGCTAACATACTGTTTTCTACTGATCCAGCTTGTATTGTTGCTGTTAATGTTCCACCAGCCAAATTAGTCATTGTTAATGAACCACCAAGATCTCCACCTAAAGTAATTGTTGGATCTTGAGTTAATACAATATCAAAATTCTGATTTGTTGAATCCCAATCTACACTAATACCGGTTTCAGTATTATTTGCAAATAATTCTTTTGCATTATAAAATGTTACTAAATCCGCAACTTCACTATTTGATGAATCATTTAATCCTTTAACTTGAAAGAGTCTAGCAGGTTTACCTGCAGTAACTTGAGCTTGATTTATTCTGATTTCTACATCACTACCAAGACCATGATTACTTCTTTCAAAAGATAAACCTCTAATTGCAGAACCTGATGATAAGTCTAAGAAAGCTGTATCAAATCCAAGAGATGAACCAGCTCCTCCACCAACAAGTAAAGAGCCAGATCTCATATCAAGTGTTTTGCCACTTGCAAATGTAACATCTGAATTTATTGTTTGAGTAGAACTACTTGTAAGTTTAACACTTGCATCTGCATTTGCATCAACTTCATTTATTGCTGCTACTATATTACTTGTAGTTGAAGTTGTTAAATCTGCTTTATTACCTATTACACCTTGTACTTCGACAACACCTGATGATAAATCAGCAGCTGCATATCCAGCAGCATCGTCAAGGTTTGCTACTGTACCTATTTCTGTATCATGTTCATTTATTGCTGCAGCTAAATCGTTTGCAGTTGTGGTAATAACACTAGATACTAAATCACTTGCACTTCCTCTTATTGCAGTTTCAAGTTCATTTACTGCTGTTACGACATCAAGCGTATTAGTTGTACCAAGTAATGATATATCTCCGATATCATCTTGTATTTCATTTACAGCATCAACTAAACTTGTTGAAATAATTTTAATAGCATCACCATTACTTGCAGGAGTAATTAATTCTATCATAATACCATGTCCTGCATCAACTGAAACATTTGATGATATATTACTTGCAATTATTCTTTTTGTAGCATCGGTGTGTGGTATACCAAGATTTTGACTATTACTAAATACTCCTGTATGTGATTTAAATCTTAAAGTATTACTATCAGCTGATAATAGTGTTCCTGAGAATCCACCAGACTGAGTTAATACTGCGTTTTCTACAAATTCTGATGGAAGAGATGGAGAGCCAGTAAGTGTTACCTTTAATGAATAATTAGATACGATAAAATTATTAGCAGCAAGGCCTTGACTTAATTCTGTGCCTTGACTTGTAACTCTTATAGCTCCTACTCTAAATGATTCAGCAACTCCAGTTGTTCTATCAATTGTTTGTTCTGGTAAAATTTCAAAGCGACCATTACTAATTTCAAAAAATCTTTGACTTGCTGTAGCTGTAAAACTGTATTCTTTATCTGCAAGTCGAACATCTAAAAGTTTATCATCACCAACATTACGTATTGAAAGTTCATTAGACTTTTGTCTGAACTCTTCCAGTGTATTAGTTTTTAATATTCTTACTTCGTCTCGAATAGCCATTATTTACTCAGCCCTTTTACTATTTTTTTTAATTCTTCAATATCGTCTTTCATTGATTTTATAACATCTTCTTTTTCTTGCAATTTAGCAATTTGATCTCTACGATTACTGAATGCTGTAGTATTATTATTTATAACAGCATGCGTCGCTGTATCTTTTTCATAATCAGGTAAATTTTCTACTTTTTTCTTTCTTGGCATAACTTATCCTATGTTGCGCATATTGCTCTAAAATCACTTACTCTTGGAGGAGTAGATGAAACGGTTGAAGTCATAACAATCTTAAATTGTATTGAACCAAAACTACCAGTAGGATCGATATCATATCTTACTTCATTAAATTCTGTTTCATTTACTGGTATAGATTCAGTTGGACTTGCTTCACTAAATGCTACATCATTAATGTCTCCTGAATCACCACCTTCGAGAGTTCTAAAAAAGAGTCTTACATTCGAACCACCAGGTCTATTAACATTCATAAATATTGTTGCTGTATCAGCTTCTTCATTGAGTTCAACTTTTTTAGTTATATACCTTGTAAGTTCAGATCCACCAGTTGCTCCGAGTTCAGAAAAACTTGATGATGAACTAATTCTATTTTGTATTGTATGTACTGAAGCTCTATTCATATCAATAACAGGAGATAATGCTTCATTAGTAGTTGATAATACGCATCTCATATTAAATGATTTATTACCACCCATGTTATTAGTTTCATTTGCTGCAGAACCAATCATTCTTGGTGCTTCAAATCTATAATTTTTATTAGGTAATATTTCAAATTCAGTACCAGCTTGATGTGCAGCTTCAGTTCCATCTATACTTTGACCACTATAAATTGTAGCATGAGTTCTCAATGAAGTTCCAGGTACCTGAATATTTTGAAGCACTGGATACATAACATCAATGTGTCTATTTTCAGAAGCTCTTACTGCGGATCCACCACCTGCACCTGTTGATGATGCTGTATCAGATCCACCAGCAGTAAACTGATAACTATCATGTGTAATATTACTTATTGTATGAGTACCATTAAGATTAGCAGCTGAAATTCCATTTGTATCAACTGCTCCCGATATAGTTACTCTTGAACTACTATCATGATTACCATGATTTTTATGATTTACTGTTACAACACCAGATCCAGATGTTGTAGTAAATGGATTACCAGGTAATCTTCTTGTAGGTAATACATCATTAACAAGATTAATTTCTGCTGATGAGCCAGTAAATGAACATCTATTTAATTTAAATTTTAAATCTTTACTTTGTTCTGGTGTCCATGTTGAAGCATTTTGAGATGTAAAGAATACACCATTATATGGTTGCTTAGATATTCTATGCGTTGTAGTTGTTAAATCGAACCCACCCATTTCAGCAATATAAACTTCATAATTATCTGATTGTGAAGTAAGAACAATTGCATACTCTGTATCTTGAGCTAAAAATACTGGATAGTCAAAATTAAAATTAGTTGCTACTGATGCGTCTGTTGATACTTGAATATTGTCTCCAGATGCAGCAGGATATAGTATTTTATCAGCACCTGGTACTATTCTTTGTGTTGGTATACCATTTTGAGTTGTTCTAATAGTTAATCTTACTGGTATTGCTGGGTCAACTGACTTAAAGAATATATCTACGCTTTTAGCAAATATTCCACCTTCTTTATCAATTAAAATAGTTTCTGCAACTGGGTCAACCCATGTTGTTGTTTCTGATACCTGTGAATCAACAATTGTTCTGTCTTCATTTAATTCAGTTTGTACAAGTCTTGGTACTTTTGTAGATACAATTCTACTTTCAACTGATTCTATAAGACCTTGAGCATGATACTGTGTTTCAGCATATGTTGTTTCATTTGTTTTATTATTTGTACTACTATCAGTAAGTTTAAATTCTCTTACACCTGTTGCAAATTTAAGTGCGTTATTTCTTGGTATAATAAATGAGCCAGATACTTGTCCAGTAGCATCAGTAATTAAATTACCTGCAGAATCTGGATGTGATGTTACTCCTTCAAAAGTATCAACACCAGATTGATCTGAAAATTCTTGATATGTTTCTTCTCTAATAAAGCTTGATATATCTACTCCATCAAAAAATGCATATATTCTCGTATTTGGTTTCATTAATTGAGCTTTAAAGAATATTTTTCTTGATCTTATAAATGGTACAAAGTTAACTTCAACAACTCTTTGTCCGTCACTTCGTGTTACTGTATCAAAAGCAACATTTGTTCGTATTCCACTTCGAGATTGATTTTCTGTAGTAGTCATTGTAGTAGTTGTTGTTACACCAATTCTTCCTCGTCTCCTTCCTCTAACTCTTCCGCCTCTTCCTTGAAAATTCCTTTCAAAAAAGTCTTCTTCACCATCAACTTCTATACTAATATCTGTACCAGTCCAGTTTGTTTCCCATTCATTCCATTGAGTACCAAGAATACCAGTTTCTTCAGCCATTTCAACAAATTGATTATATGATGATGAATCATCAATAACAACGTTAGGTCTTACATCTACTTCTTTCCACTCATCTGAATCTGGAGAAAGTTCTACTTCTCCACCCCATTCAAATACATTATATGGATTAACATTTACAAAAGTAGAAGCATAAGGCTGATCAATATAATTAGTAGTTGTGAATGGCATTGTTACAAGAGAACCATTTTTTACTGCAGTACCACTATCACCTGATTTACGTACTAAGTTAGCATTTTGTTCATTGAACATTGGTCTTAAATAACCATTTACTTTGTCAATAGAAGCTTGATAATCAACATTTTTAACGTCACCAACGTTGTGAGATCTAAATCCATCAACAATAAATCCATTCTTTAATCTTGAAAATCCAGAGCCATCAAATAATTCTACGTCAGCAGCACTTTGTTCTAATAAAGAAAGCGAGGTATAATACTCTAAATTTTTAATACGTTTATCTAATTGACCAATATCACGCATAGTATATCTTCTATTATCAAGAATTTTTGGCACTAAATCATCTTTATTAAAGACATAAGGTTTTAATCTTAAGTCATATATACCCATTGAATCATCTGGTGTATCTGGAGCTTTAGGTGTTTCTGATGGAACACCAACTTCAGTTTTAAATTCACCACGTCTTGTAATATAAAGTTTATCAATTCTTGGCATGAAGAAAGTAATTTCTGCATTTAAAGCATGATTTGGTTTTGGAGGTCTTGGACTTGTAGCATTTGTACCTGTAAAATTATCTACTCCAGCATTAGCTTTTCTTGGTCTGAAATCTATGCAATCTCTTAGTTTTAATCCATTAAATTCAGGTATTGAATCATAATCATCAGTTGGATATGAATCTACTGTAAAATAATCTCCTGAACCATGTGTGTAATGATCGAAAGTAACTGTAATATTTCCTGTTACTGATTCTCCTGATTTTAATGTGACTTTACCATTGTCGTAAAAATTATCTCTTTGACCATTATCTAATACAAATTTATCAGTAATGTTAGTACTATTTGAATCAGTGATAGAAACTATTCTAATGATATCACCTTTATCAAGTGAAAGACTTCCGCCTGATAACGAGCCAGTTTTTGTTTGATTATTTGCTCGAGTTTTTGTAGCTTGTACAAGATTTTTTTGTACATCTGCCATTACTTTAAGAGTTGTAGATCCAGGTGTAACTCCACCTACATCAGTAAATGTTAAAGTTTGTGATCCGTCAGTTTCTGTTATTGTTGGAGTTGTATCTATTACACCAGTACCTAAAGAAGCTGTTACACTACTTACATTAATAAAACTTCCTTGACCTGAAGCAACCGTAATATTATTACCAGTTGTTTCAAATTTTTCTTTTACTACATAAGTTGTATCAACTACAGACGGATCTGATGCAGTATATAATGTTTTAATAGCATCATATGGAAGTTTAAATACTAAACTATTTTTACCTACATCAAATAAATTACCAGCACTAGATAAATCACCAATAAAGTTTTGAGTTGTGCCAGATTGATCGACTGATCTTACTGCACTGAATGTATTTGAGCCAGTCATTTTAATATCAAATAAGAATAATCTTAATTCATTACTTACAAATTCTAATGATCTTGCTCTTGCTGTACCAATTACACTACCACCTTGTCCAGTAGCACTGTGCAAATTAATAGTAGCAAAATCATTTACATCTGGCATACCTTTAACTGTACTTGCATTTAATTTAACATAGTTACCTAATTGTATACTTGTTGTCGCTACATTAATATTTTCTGTAGCATTATTACCTCTAGGCTTTTCTACAGTAATATATCTTGTTGTATTATTTTGAACACGGAAACCTTTGACATAAGCGACTGAAGGTTCAACACCTACCGCAAGTCTTGCTTTACCAAATGTAGTTGCAGCACTTGTATTACCTGCATCTCCATCAGCAATAATTTGTGTTGTTGTTTTATAACCATTATTAGTACCATCATCTAAATATTCTCTAATATTTAATTGAAATGGTTCTACAACATAGTCTCCTGATTCTTCAAAAGTTCTACGAGCAAGTCTTTCTGTTAATTCTGTATCAGTATTTTTATCTGTTTTATCGACTGCAGCTTTACCGTCTTCGATAACAATTAAGGTAATATAACTTGCTTCACTACGACTTGCAAGATTAAGTGGCTCTTTAATAAGTGTAGTTGATATTCTATATCTATTTGCACCAGGTGCTGAAGTATTTGGTACACCTTGTGCGTTATCAAGCAAACTATTATCGTTATCAGATGTCACTATATCTTCAGTGACTCTTAAACCAACTACGTAGTTTGGTGTATTTGTATATTTGTCTAATATTAATGAACCAGCAGGAACAAATACAAATGTACCAGAAATAAAGTATACACCCTCTTCAATATTTACCGATGAACCTTTACCTGTTGGTGTACTTGCTGTATTTTTAAGTTTTCCGTATCTTACTGGCGATCCATTTGAACTAAATTCTTCTTCAGCTGCAAAAGTTTGTGTAGTGTTATTTGTACCACTATTTGTATATTTTACATATAAAGTATTTGGATCAGAACCAGCAGCTGCAACAACTTGTAATACTTCAGCTGTAATACCAGATGTAGCACCCGTAATTGTTGTACCTACAAATTGATCTAAATAATTATCTGAATTTAAAGAACCAGCTGATGAATGAGTAAAGCTTGATTCAATTTTGATAAAGTCATATTCAATATTTAAAGTAACCTTACCGTTTACTACACGTGATCCATCTTTAAATGCAAATTGACCATATCGATCTATTTGAGCTTGTAATGCTGTTTGTAATTGAGTAAGCTCTCGAGCCTGAACTGAATGGCCAGGTCTAAATAAAATTCTATGAAAATTCTTTGTTTCATCGAAATCATCATAATAAGGAGCTATGCTATATTTTTTTAATACTGTTGTTGCCATAAATTTTCCGTCCTAATATATTTATATTAGAATTCTATAATAACTTTTATATCTTCAATTTGTGTTGCTGTTCTATTAATAGGATCTCTATTTTCTAAAAATAAAACTTGGCCACTTGCTCTATCAACTTCAGGATTACCAACATGACCAGAACTCGCTAATGCATGTGTTGCACTACTTGCGGAACCTGTAATATTTTCTCCTGCAGTAAAAGCAGTATATCCTGTTTTACTATTTTGATAGTAATAAATGTAACCGTTTGTTGTATCTAATTCTACTACAAAACCTTTAGCACCAGATGTTGCTCCAGTTATAACTTCATCTATTTGATAATTTGCAACATCAGCTGTATTTGCTGTATCTAAATATTTCATAGCTTTAAGAGTAGTTGCAGTTGCAACAGCTCCAGCGAGTGGAGTGGCGTTATATACTTTTGGATCTTTAAGTAACATAATTTGTCTAAAGTCATTGCCTACAGTAATATCACTTCCATCATTACCATCAAGTTTACTGTTTAATGAAATAAAGAAAGAACCCAGTTCAGATACTGGGTCTACGCCGTGTCCAGCTTTTGGTGCAATAACGGCCCTTGCGGTCGCATCTGAACCTCCACCGCCAGAAATTGTAATATCTGCGAATGTATAATTTGTACCTTTATTATTTATTGTTATACTTGTAACTGCTGTTCCAGTACGTACTGCAGTTGCAGTTGCTCCAGTTCCGTCTCCAGTAATAGTTACTGTAGGATCTGAACTATAACTAGTTCCACCAGCAGTTACTTCAATTCTTTCAATACCTTGAGCAGTTGTAGAATCTCTTGAAGCTTTTTGGTTTAAATATTGAGCATAATCTGCTTCTGTTAAAGCTGCTTCTGCGGCTGCATCATTATTAAAATTAAGAGAAACTGTTTTAACTGGCATATAACTATTTGTTAAAAACTTTTCTGCGTCTGATACACCGATTGTAAACATGTATTTCCATTTATATCCATCAGATTCTGCAGTAGGATCTGTAAGAGTTTGTGTAGGTTGAATAGAACTTGCACCAGTACCAGCTTCGATGCATTTATAAACCTTAAACTCTGATGTGATAATATAAAATGATTTATCAAAAATAGAAGCATCATCAGAATCCCAAGCCACATAGGTTCTTCCTGATGTCCATGTATGTCTTGGTACTACGTGTGATATATCCGCAGATGCTATTCTTTTCATTGCTATCATTTGTCCTCTTGCTTCACCTAAAGCATCCAAATGATCGTTTGGTGTAAATGGTGTCGTGTCAGTCGTGTCTGAAGTTGTCAGTGACCATACGTCTGATTTACCTATAGAGACATATACTGAGTCTGCTGCTACGTCAGCTTTAAAATTCTCAGCGTTTAATACTCTAAATTGTGATGTTACTATTGCTGGCATAATTCCTTCCTATTCAAGATTTATAAAAGTTCTTGTGTTATATTTATTTATAACAGTTGAGTCGATAGTTTGCAACTGGTTGTTGCCTAAAAACTCAATTGTTTGGTTTGTATTATATAATCTTGGACTATTAAAAAAGTTTTGTGGTCCTTTGCGTTGATTATATCCATTATTTTGTATTGTTCTCCAATTATTATTTATAACCTTTACAGTATGTGCAGGTAAAAACTTAACTGCTGTTTCAGTTGAAGTCATAATTGAACCAGTATTTTGTACTGGGTTTGTAACTACTGAAGTTACTAATTGTTCATTTCCAAGATCATTCATGTTACATGATATATCAAGTATTCTGTCTTTATCTGTTGTTCTAATTTCATTTTGAACAGCACTATCAATTCTGACTTCAGGATCGTCAACATATCCATTTCCTGGATTAGTTATTGAAGTTCCTGTAATTTCTCCATTAGCATCTAATGTAAATGTAGCGGTTGCTGTAATATTACTTGATAATGGATTACCATCAGCATCTACTGAAGTGGGCTCTGGAAAAACAATTGATGGTGCTACACTATAGTTTTTATCTGCTCTACCTATGGCAAACACTGATGCAATTTTTCCTGCATTTGTATTTCCATCAGGATTTGCAAAAAGTTGACTGTGATTTTTACCTCTTGAATTTATTACAATATTATCAACATCAAGTCTTCCATCAACATCAATGCCAATAGTGACTGATGGATTAACTGCAGTTAAACCACTAATTGGTGTACTATTAAAATTAATTGATGGAGCTGTTGCATAACCATAACCTTCATTTGCAATTGATATTGTATCTAATACTCCATTTACTGAAACAGCAGTTCCTGTAGCAGTTTCACCTGTAAAGCTGTGATTTGTTCCACTACCTACTCCAGTAATATCAATTACAGAACCACCTTGCGTTGCTGAAAGTTTTACTTCGTTTGAAGTATTAAATACAATAAAATATTGAGTACCTGATACAAGTCCACCTATTGATGTTCCTCCACCAGAATTATATGTTACTCTTGAATTTATTGGTAATGCTGCTGCTTGAGCTGAAGTTAATTTAATTGTGTTGTCTGTAATATTAATAATACCTGTTCCAGCAACTTCGTCATCGCTTCCATCAAATACTATTGGAGCTGGAGCAGCAAAAGTCAATACAGGAACATTATAATCTTTACCACCATCAGTAAGAGTTATACTTGTAACTGATCCATTAGCAATATTAGCTGAAAGAGTTGCTGTTGTAAATCCAGATGGTGTTCCACTATCAGATGTTGTAATTGTAGGAGCAGAAATATAACCACTACCACCTGATGTAACTGTTGTTGAATCAATTACTCCACCTTTAAGTGATAACGATAAAGTACCACTTCTATGTATTTTAGCATATGTTCTTGGTAAAAATGATGAAGCAAAAAGTTCTACAAGTACTGGTATATCTTCTAATCCAATTGCTCCAGGCTGAGCATTTGGCATTGCACTGTGTAATAAACCAGGATATGATATTTTTAAATTACCAAGAGCAGCTTGAGTAAGTTGTATAAAAATTAAAATTTCTGCAAAGTATTTAAATCCTGCTGGATGTATTAATTTATTAAATGCAAATTGCCAATCAGTTAAATTTTTACCAGTTTTTATAAGGTAACTGAATTTTTGAAATTTTAAACTGTCTTGAATTTTAATATCATCTGATAAGAAACCTTTTTTATCTAAATAGATACCACCTTTTGGCAATGTAGAATCAACTTCCCAATCTCCACTTGATGGTATTAATGTTTTATCAAAGGGAAATTCTACTTCTACTGTATCATTAAAAAGTAATCTAAAAAATATTTCTATTGAATCAGAACTTCCTCTAACTTTATATAAGTCAACTATTCTTTTATATAAGTTTCTTTTATTAACAGTTACATCTCTTGGTACTGTTGCAGCTATTTCTTTTTGCATTAACTCTAAATATTGCGTATCGTTATCGTCAATATTCATAGCCTCTTCAATTGTATTAATTACATATGAAGGTCCAGGACCAGTCCAATTTTTTTGTATAGTTGTAAGCTTTGCTGTTTTGTTATTATGAGCAGATAATCCACTTACCGTAAAAGTTTTACCAACTTCTGATGTTAAGGTTGCAAGTGAACCAGGTAATTCATTACCATTTGAAATTGTTACATTTGAATTTGATAAAGTGATATTTGTTGTAGTACCATCAGGATCTGTAATTACAAGAGTTGAATTTGCTCCATCATCATCAGTAAAAAATTTATTATTTTCATTATTTGGATCAGCAATTCTAAAAGTTGCATTACCATTTAATACTACGTCTTCAAAACTTAAAGTTTCTTGATAAATAAATTCATCTAAATTTTGAAATGTATAATATGCTTCTAAAAAAGCTTTTAATTTATCTTGATCTTCAAGTATTTCAGCAGGTATAAGCTGATCAATTCTTAAATCTTCTCCTGTTTGATCAAGACTTGAATTATCAGATGATATTGCTCCAGGAGTAAGTGTTGTCCTGCATTTTGCTGCTGCATTATGAAATACTGAGCTCATATTACTTTAACCTAGATGTTGTTGTATAATTAATTGTACCTGAAGAACCACCAGTTGCAATTGTATCAATTTCAGGTGTAATAACTACCTGATCATTTTCAATATTAATTAATTGATTTCTTTTAGGAGCTAAATCTAAACTATCAGGTACAACTGTTATACGAATTGCTGTAGTTGTATCTGGTCTAAAATTATTTAATGTTACTTTACCTTTAATAACATCAATTAATCCAGCATCATTTATTACCGTTACATTTTGATTATTTACAACTTTATAAACAATTACTTTTCTATTAGAACTTCCTGTAATTGGTATATCGCCAAAGAAATGATCGACATTATTAATTTTAAAAGCAGTTGATGTTAATACAAATTTTGTTGAATCACCAGATTGAAATATTGGTCCAACAAAATTTAAATCAAAATTATTATCTGAATTATTACTTGGTGTAATATTTTTAAACATTCTTGGTCGTACAATACTGTTTAATATTGAAGGATCGCTATTATCTATTTGTCTGAGAAGTTCTGAGTGTCTGAATACACCATCAAATTTATTAAGGTTATTAAAATTATAATCGCTTATAGTATCTCTTACTACTGATTGTAAATTTACTGAACTTCTATCTGTTAAATTCGGATTATATTTAAAAAATACATCAAGTTCGAGTCTTGTAAAATCAGGATCGACAATTTCTGGAGTAATTGATACAACATTTTTACCTTTTAAAATACTTCCAGTAATATCCGTTTTTTCTGCTGTTGTTAAACTTTCAGCAAGTAATGGTTTAATTGATATATAAATTTGTCCATAGTTTGGCGGATCGTTATCTTCTCCACCCCATGTAGATATACTGTCAATATTACTAAAATTCTTTTTAATAATTGCTGAATAATCATCGGCTGTTACAGCACGATTTTGAGATATAAAAGTAAGTGGTGCATTAAATCTTATTGATTCCATTGTTTCTTTATCAACACCACCTGCTGCTGCAGCTGCAGTAGTTACAGTAATATTACTGAATCCACCAATATTATCTACCATAGTAAATATATTAGCACCATTACTCTCTTTACCATCAGTAATTACATAATCTAAAGTAACAATATTATTATTGATAGGTTTTTTACCAGTAACACCATCACCAAAATGTATTTCATAAAATCCACTTGTGTTTTCTTGTATATAATAAACTTTTGAAGTTGAATCAACATTTAATAATGTTTCAAACTGTGTATAAATGTCAAATGCTGTGGATTCTTGATTTTCTTGTATACGCGCACGCAATGTTGAAGTATCGGCATCAACATCACTGAGCTGAAATTTTTGATTTTCAATATCATTATCAACTCTGTATTTTATTTCTCTGATTGTGCCTTGTGCAATTGTAACATTATTAAATGTATATGTGTTTCCACTTAAATTACTTTGTTGAGTACTTAAAACAACATATTGAAATTCTTCTCCATCAACAATTGTATTTAATTTAGTTCCTCTTGTTAATTCAAGAGTTGTAGGTTTAGTACCACTTACTGCAGAAACATCAACTACTAAATTAACTCTTGCTCTTGGAGAAAGTACTGATCTTGGAATATAACCTAAAAGTTTTGCTCTTGATACAACATTACCACGAATTTGAGCTGAATCTAAAAATGACTCATTTAATGAATAATGAGCATTCATTGCATTATAATGTGTATTATAAGCAAGGACATCAAGTAATATACTGAGACCTGATCCGTCAAAATCATAATCATTAAATTCGCTTTGTTGTTTTAAAAAGTTTTTGAGATTATTTTTTATATCATCAAAATCTAGTTCTGTTACGTTTAAATTAGTAGCCATTATCTTAACCTTCTTAATATTATTTCTACACTTTCAGTAGAATCATATTCTTTTATTAAAAATTTGAGTATTATATTGTAAGCATTTTTATCTGGTATATCATTAATAACAATATCAAGTATTTCTACTCTTGGTTCAAATCGAGTAATTACTCTTTCAATGTTTTCTCTTAATGAAATTTTTGTTATATTGTCGACAGGTTCAAATAATAATCCTTTTAAATTAGCGCCTAGAGCTGGATTAAACGGTCTTTCATAAAAATTACTAACTAAAAGATTTCTTAAAGCATTTTTTATAGCTGCATCGTCTCTCAGAGGTATAATATCTTTTCTAATAGGATGAATTTTTAACGACAAATCTAAGTCGCGCCATTCCTTACTCTTAGAAACAATCCTTGCTTTTTCTAAATCACCGCTAATTCTTTTATCTGATTGTATTACTGCCATATATCTATTTATACATTAAGTTCCACTTGTTGGAGCTTGAGTTTCTGTAATTGCTGGTGATGGCGATAATGAACCACCAGTTCCAGGAGCATGTTTATGTGTATGAGTATCAAGAGTAACATTTTTACCAGTGATACTGTCTACTGCCACAATAGTTGAATCATTTGTTTGAGCACCGGTGACATGAAGCGTACCAGTAATAGAAGTATTGCCATCAATTGTAACAATATCATTTACTGCATCGATATGAACACCGCCATCTTTATCTATTAATACAGTTGTACCTGATTTATGTTTAACATTTATTCTTTCATCTCCACTTGTATTATCAATTTCAATTAAATGACCAACAGTAGATTTATATACCTTATTAGTAGGTGGGCTTTTCTGTGCCTCTGTGGGGATGTCAAGTATATCATCTTCTTGAGTTGCTATACTACCCATAACAATAGGGTCTTGAGCAGATGGTCCATCTCTAAAAAATCCTACTACCCATGAACCAACTTCTAAATGATGATTAGAACCAGTCCCTTTTAATGAAGGCGAAGTTGATGGCATCATAACTGTAGCCCAAGGCAAATCAGATGTTTTCACTATACTTGTATCATCTGTATGCCAACCATAACATCGCACCTTAACACGATTTAAATATTTTGTATCATTGACGTCTTCAACTTTACCTGTAAACCAAGCAAAATTACCGTCTATATAAGTATCATTCCTCATTTATATCTGACCCTAAAGTGTTTCTTTTAATTATAACGTTTTGTAAAAATTCAGTATCAAAACTGTGAGTTATTGACTCAACTAAATAATTTCCTGATAAATATGGATCGATCATTCTACTATTTTCTATATGTTCAGATTCTGTAGCCTTTTGTATTTTTAATTTTATTACTTTACCAGCACAAAGTTCAAAATCTCCTGGTAAAATAATTTCAAGTTTCTGATCATTTAAATTATTATAATAAGAATCTGATTTTAAAACAGTCGGTTTAGTTGGTTCATGATAATTTTTTAAACCATCAAATGCATTTTCGTTATATGATATATAATAATTACGAGCTTCTTTTATATCATGTAATAATCTGTCATTTATTTTAAATGTATTTTCTGGATAATTAAAAAATCCATTTAAATTTCCAACTTTTTTTATATCTTTTTTATAGTTAAATTCAAATTTTTCAAATTTTTTATTTGATATATCTAAAGAATGTAACACTCCGCCATAAACACCTTTACTCATATTACCAAACTTAGACAATCCTAAAGGACCAGCAATTTTACGAATACGTTTACGTACTTCATCATATGATTCTGGAGTTCCTAATTCAAATTCAAATTGACCTCTAAATTCATAAGTCTCGTAAATATCATTTAAATCAATCATATCTTTTAATGATTGTACATACACTCCACCATTTATAGTTTCATAAAAATAATATGGTGTACCATCTTCAAATGCATTTTTTAATAACCAATTAGCTGCTTGTATAGGCTTTAATGTTGGATATATTCCTTTTACAACTTGTTTTGAACTATTTGATATATCATATTTTTCTACTTCTAAATCTTTTACACATATATCTTGAATTAATTTTCCTATAGTATTTTCAAATGGTCTTTGTAAAATTTTAGTATTATTATTAAATAAATGCTTTGATACAAGACGTATTTTGTAAAATTGTTTATTTGGAACTTGCCTTACATAATTAGATACTTCAGCAATTCGCATTGTAAATTTAAATTTTTGTTTGTTCTGTTTGCTTTCTTTAATGGGAGATCTTTTAATTAAAAATTCTACCTCTTCATTACCTGAAATTGTTTGTTCACTTAAAAAATTAGTAGCATCAATGATAGTCAATACACATACTAAGTATGGAGAATTAATTGATTCTTGTATTTCAAATTTATTTACAAGATTTTTTATATCAAGTATCTTTCCATCATTAGTTGTTACTTTAATATAATCTAATGTATAACTGGATGGAGTAACTGATTCACTCGTTCCTGCAAATTGTCTTGATGTTCCTTTATTACTAGCCATTTAAAAGCTCTTCAAATTCGTCCACAAATTGTTCTATAAAATTTGGGTCAACATAACGTATTTTAGATCTTTGTTCATTCTTTTCAAATTCATGAGCTCTGTTAGTTACAAAACTTAAATCTGAATCTGGCAATCCACCTGGAATATGTACTGCATTCGTTACCGGTTGCTGCTTTGCATCTCCTGTTTTAAAATAAAAATAAGGAGCATCCGCATATTTAAATACTCTATATGTTGAAACACTATCAGTTGATACTGAACCAGTAACTAATTCAGTAGAATCATTAATTAATTTTGGATTACCGATAAATGTTCCAGTTACATCAATTAAAATTAACTGACTCATATCAGTAACTTTTCTAAATAATTTACCAGTTGCGCCTGATGTTGCTCCAGTTATTGTTTCGCCTAAACTAAATCTTCCAGCTAAACTATCACGATGATTAGTTATTAATTGATCGGAATTTCTTTCAATTGTGTCAGGGTTTGTTTCGATTACAATACCATTATATTGTTTATTCATAAAAGCTTCTAATTGTTCAGCGCTCTTAGGCCATGAACGATAACCATCATGTAAAAAATCATTGATTACGAAAAAAGTCCAATAAAAATCTGGTGTTCCGTAGAGTCTTTGAGAAACAATATCAGGTCTTTCACCATTTTTTATTTCGTAAAATTTATAACCAGTAAAATTATCTAAAAATGTTGGTAATGGTCTAACAGCTCTGAAGATGTCAACCATATTTTGGACAACACCTTGTCTATTAAAATCATATTCTACCTTTGGAAATAATTCAAAAAATGCCATTATCCGTTTCCTCCCTCACCTTGTGGAGAAGGATTTTGAAGAGCCGAATTTGGTCGACTGTAATCATACCTTGGCCCAAGACTTGCTTGTTTCTTATATAAATCATGACGTGATAACATACGAGCTTCAGAAAAGTTTAATGTCATATTCATAGATGCTGGAGCATAATAACTTCCTTCAGCTACATGATAACTATTGCCTTCTGGATTTACTTGTACTTCCATCCCAGCTAAATAACAATCGTGAATCATTGGCATATATGGACTTTCTGCTCCTCCATCAAAAAATTGTATTTTAAATTTTGGTGGATACTTTGCAACAAATCCTTTTACTTCTGGATATAAGTATTTTCTAAAGAAATTTTCAATACGTCTCATATCTCTTGATTCTTCTAATGATTCAGGTACAAGAGTAAAAGTAAATGAAAATTGTCTTAAATTAACTGATTCAAATGCAAGAGCTGTTTGTGGATTAAAAGCAACTCCTCTTTCTATTCCAGCAGCTGCAGTTGCACTTTGATCGACACCAAGCTTATCTAAAACTTTAAGACCAACTACAAATGATTCATCAGTTGAAGTCATATTATCTAAGTTACCCGCCTCATCTTTTGCAATGACCTGATCTATAAACCCTTTGCCTGCTCTTACCATACCAAGATCTACTCCAGCGTAATTAGCACCATCTGAAACGCTAAGACCTTGAGGTACATACAAGTGAACTCTTGTAAATTCAAGTCCATCACCAGCTGAAAATCCGATATGTGGATAACCACCGGTATCATCATTAGCCATTTTTTCTCTTAAAGAGTTTGGAAAAGTAATAATATCTGACATAAATAACCTATATAAATAAAATAAACTATAGAGTTATTTATATGAGTTACAGTGGAAGATACACATTAAAAAAGCCTGAAAAGTATGCTGGTGATGCAAAAAACGTAGTATATCGTTCATTATGGGAAAGAAATGCATTTCGTTGGTGCGAAAATAATCCAAAAGTCAAGCTATGGAATAGTGAAGAGGTTGTTATACCTTATAAATCTACTGTAGATAAAAAACTACATAGATATTATGTTGATTTATTGATACAAATGGAAGATAAAAAAGTTTTTCTTGTAGAAATTAAACCTAAAAATCAAACAATACCACCTAAAAAGAGATCACGTAAAACTAAAAAGTATATCAATGAAATGTTGACATATGCGAAGAACAACGATAAATGGGAAGCAGCAAATAAATTTGCCGAGCATAATGGTTGGAAATTTCAAGTGTGGACTGAAGATACTTTAAAAAATCTAGGCATCAAAGTACTATAAGTTTTATATAAATAGTATTATGGCAAGTTTATTCGACCAATTACAAGCAGGATCTGTAAGAGCTGGAGTTTCACCTCAGTCAAAAGAGTCTATGAATTGGTTTCGAAATAAAGTAAAAGAACTTGGAGACGTCAATCGTAGAACAGTTATTAAAGACTCTGCTCTTAAAACAGTTACAAATCCAAAGGTTGGCGATATGGTGATGTATTTTTACGATCCAAAATATAAAAACGAATTACCTTATTATGACAGATTTCCTTTGACTATTTTAGTTGATGCTGTTAAAGGTGGATTCCATGGACTTAATTTACATTACTTAGCACCAGGAGTCAGAGCAAGATTTCTTGACGAACTGATGTCATTAGCACCAAAAAAAGTTACTGATACTACAAGGCTTGCAAGATTAAGGTATAATCTATTACAAGGTACAAGAAAGTATAAAGAATTTAAGCCTTGTTATAAACATTATTTAATGAATCACGTTAAATCAAGAATAGCAAGAGTACCTATGACTGACTGGCAAATTGCTATATTTTTACCAGTAGAACAATTTGTTAAAGTACAAAAAACTTCAGTTTGGAGATACTCAAGGAAGGAATATTCAGGACGATGAGCAGCATAGACAATTTAAAAGCAACAATATCTAAAAAAGGCGGTTTAGCAAAAGCAAATCGATTTAATGTTATCTTTACTCCGCCAAGTGCTTCTTTACTTAATTTAAATCCTCAATCGATTATAGGGTCACTTCTTTCCGGAAATTTTAATGCTGGTAATTTAATTAATGACCCAAGAGACATATCAATACTTTGTCAATCTGTAACTATACCAGGTCGTAATATAAGTACTTTTGACCATCAAGATGTACGACAAAGTAACAAATTTCCATATACATTTATTGATGAAGATGTAACATTTACATTTTTATTAACAAATGATTATTATATGAGACAAATGTTTGACAATTGGATGTCAGGCATTTTTGATGCAGATTCATATAGAGTAGGTTATAAAAAAGACTACTCTGTTGATGTCGTAATTCAACAACTAAACGAGAAAAATATTCCTGTTTATGGTGTGAGATTACAAAAGGCTTTTCCAATTAATATTGATTCAATTGAATTAAGCCAAGAAGGGCAGGATGTAGTTAAAATGAGTGCTACATTTGCTTATGATAAATTTAAACCAGAAGGTCCAATTAGTAGCACTGGTTCTGCTATTAGATCAGCTCTGGATATATTAGGATAATGGAGAAATAATATGGCTTTGCCAAAACTTGAAAGCTCGAAGTATAGCACTCAGCTACCATCTACGGGCGAAAATATAGAATATAGACCGTATTTGGTTAAAGAAGAAAAAATTCTTATGATTGCTTTAGAGTCGAAAGACCAAAAACAAATCGTAAGTGCTATGAAAGATGTTGTAAAAGCATGTGTATATGATAATATTAATGTAAGCAAACTTACAGCATTTGATTTAGAATGGTTGTTCTTAAAACTGAGATCAAAATCAGTCGGTGAAAAAGTAATTGTAAAACTAAAATGCAATGACGAAGAGTGTAAAACTCTTACTGATGTAGAAATTGATTTAGATGAAATTAAAGTTGATGAATCAGTTGAAAAAGAAAAAATCATTAAATTAAATGATAATGTTGGCGTTACAGTAAAGTATCCATCAGTTGATGATATTAGTAAATACTCTGAAGATAAGTTAAAAACTTTTGAAGGAGCTGTTGAAATGATTGTTGATTGTATTGATACCATATATGATGAAGATAATGTATACGATGCTAAAACTGAAAAAAGAGAAGATGTAGTAGGCTTTTTAGAAAGCTTAAGTTCAACTCAATTTAAAATGATATCTGATTGGTTTGCTGATATGCCTACAATATCTCATACAGTAAAATGGGATTGTGAAGGTAAACCGCAAGAATTAGAATTGAGAGGACTTCAAAGTTTTTTTACATAGGCCTCTCGCACGATAGTCTCGTAAACCATTACAAGACTAACTTCGCGATGATGCAACAACATAATTATAGTTTAACAGAATTAGATAATATGTTGCCGTGGGAGAGGGAGATATATGTAGCCTTACTTGCGGATCACATTAAAAAAGAGAACGAAAAAATGGCAGAAATGCAGAGGAGAATGAAACGATGAGTGAAGGACAAGATAACAGTCGTAACGAAGTCGAAATTGACTTAGATAAGTATATGGCTCTAATTGAAAAATTAGATAAAGCTGAAGATACTATTACCGAAATGAAAGCTGAAGCAGCAGATGCAAAGAAAAGACTTGCACCACCTAAAAGAAAATTTATGGATATATTCCTAGATGATAATGATGTAAACGAAAAAGCAATCATTGGTTTTATATCATTCGGATTAATGACAATTTTTGGTATTTGTGATTTAATCACAGCATTTATGGGACAAGATTTAGTTATATCTGATACAATTTATACATCATTTGTTGTTGTAACACTTGGTGCATTTGGTATATCAGAAGCTGGAAGAGCATTCGGAAAATAATAGGTAAACACAAATGGCAGAAGATAACAATAAGTTAGGTACAAAAGGTTTAACAGATACCATCAAAAAATTAAGAGATGATATCAATGAATCTACTGATACTGGTATCGGTAAAGATCAGTTTTTAAAAGCTCAAGTAAAAGCTGAATTAGTCGAAACTAAACTTTTTGAAGCTGAACAGGCTGGAGATGAAGCTCGAGCTGCTGCCATTCGTGAACAACTTACTGGAGTACGTGAAGCATTAGAACGTGGTCCTATGAATATCAATACGTTGAATAAACGTATGGAAGAACTTGATGCAATAAATCAAAATTTAGAAAGAGCAGCTGAAAGAGCAGAAGATCAAAAAAGAATTTTAGAAAGTCAAATTGCAAGAGATGATACAGTTAATAGTTTATCTCAACTCAATGAATCATTAAAAGCTCAAACTGATAGCATGGAAACTGTTACAGATGCTCAAAAAGGTATAGAAAAACTACAAGGATTTTTTGGTAGAACTCAAACTGAAAACTCTAAGATATTAAAAGAAGCCTTTGAAGAAGGACAAAAAAATCTACAAGAAGCTATTGAATCTGGAAATGTAGAAGGTCAACAACTTGCACTTGCTCAACTTCAAGCTGTAAAAGAAGGAGCCGAATCAGAAGAAAAACGTAGAGAAGCTGAAAAGGCTCAAGAAGAAGCAAATGATTCATTAGAGAAAATTGCAAAAGGCACTGAAAATATGGCAAATAGTTTTGAAAATTTTGCAGGAAATATAGCAGGTGGAGCAGGATTTTTAGCTGGAATAGCTGGTTTAGCATTGTTATTTTTTGATCCTGAAAAATTTATTTCGATTATGACAAAAACAATACAAAGTATTACAAAAATTTTACAAGATATTGTATCAGTCTTTAGAGGCGAAGAAGGTTCAGTAGATAATCTTTTAGAAACAATTAAAAATAATTTTGGAGTATTTGCTGGATTGCTTGGTAGTTTAATACTCGTACTCGGTGGTCCATTGCTTAAAGGTTTAAGCGCGCTTGTAAAAGTTGCGCAAGCTGTGAGATCTTTTGTAACACTGACTTGGGTACCAGGTATGATTACTATGTTATCTGGTATGATGTCTTCATTTATGGCAATGTTAATGAATCCAGTAGGATTAATCGTTATAGGTATTGCAGCAGCTTTTGCTTTAGTGGGAGTAGCTCTTGCTAAAATAAGAGATGCAATGGGATTTACATCTATATTTGATGTAATTATGTTAGGCTTAGCTCACCTTAAAGATGCATTTGGACATTTAGTAAATTCTATTGGAGGTATGGTTAATTTTATACTTGGCATTGTCGAAAAGTTTGGTTCATTCTTAGGGTTTGAAATTGAGCTTCCTGAAATACCTGAAATGTCAACTGATAATGCTGCAAGAAAAAGAGTAGAATTAGAAGAAAAAGCTGCACAGGCTGAATTAGATAAGAAAAATCAAGAAATAAAAGAACAAGTAGAACCTCAAATTGTTCCTCCACTTCCTACAACAGGTGATGAACTTCAAGCAGCTAATATGGAAAATTTTGATCTCAGTCAATTACAAAATTTAGGAAGTAAATCAAGCACTAATGTTGTACAGCAAAATTCACCTTCAACAGCAAATGTTGTAAATACAAATATTATCGAAAGACATTCGTCAGATGTATCAAATCTATTAGCAGGATTTGTTCCAGCGAGATAAGAAAAAGGGTCTCTGCAGAGACCCTCTTCTAGCAATTTACGTTACTGGGTTTATGTAGGCTTACCCCAAGTCCCGCGGAAGGACGCCAATCGACTCTGTTTTAACCATACGTTCCTACTGGTTACAATCATTAAGATTCTTTTGCTAATTTAGCAAAGTAGCTGAGAGTATCATCTTCATCTGAAGATTGTTCTTCAACTGGCTCTGCTGTTTGCATGACAGGAGCTTCAGCAACTTGTGCTGGAGCTGGAGCATCCATTGATACACCTGCATCAACTCCTAATACTCTATTGAGTTTGACTTTAAGCTCATCATAAGTTTTATAATTAGCTGGATCTAAAAAGTCCTGAAGTGAATAAAGTTTTTCATAAACTTCAGTTAATCTAGATTCGTCTCCATCAAAAAGAGATGCTGGTGAAGAAAACTCTGATTTATCATAGTTAACCCAACCTTCAACTTTTCTGATTTTTAATTTAAAATCAGCGCCTTCCCAGAAATCATAAGGATTTACTGGAGTTTCATCGGCAAATTGTGGTTGCATAACATCCATAATCTTGTCAAAGATTTTCTTACCAAATTTATAAAGGAAAACTTTTCCTTCATTTTGTGGATTATCAGGATCAGAAATAACTAATACATTACTCACATAATGTAAACGTCTTTTTTGCTCCCTAGCGATAGCTTTATCCTCGTCTCTACCAGAGTTCCAAAGAATCGAATTATGTTCCGAAACTGGATCGGGTTGACCAATTGAGGTTAAAGAGTTTTCTATATACCATAGACCAGTAGGACCTTTAAAGCCGTGATCCCAGTATCTTACCCAAGGAAGATCTTCACCTTCTTTTTGTGGCAAGAATCTGATAACGGCATAGCCATTTCCTGCTTTATCTCTGGTTGGTTTCCAAAATCTGTCATCTTCATAAGAAGTTGTTTCAGGTTTTGCTGTGGATACAGCTTCCGCTGCCTTTACGAGTTTATCAATTGATGAGCCTCGCATGCTCTTTAAGTTTTCTAGCGACATATTTTTCTCCGTATATTTGCTGAATTATCCACTTTATTCATAATGTAATACATATATTATACCATATTTCTATGGATTTGTAAACGTTTTTTTCAATAAATCTAAACATTTAGTTCTATCAAATTTAACGAATGGGCTGTATTTTTTAATCTTACGATAGATGTCTGGCCAAATAATTGTTTCAGATATCTTTTCGTTTTCTTTATCTACAAACCCGGTTAATGAATCCAAGATTACAATAGTCTCTAAGAGTATTTCTTCTTGCATCCATAATTTTATAATCAAAGGATGATTATTATCTTCGGCAACTAAAAGCTTATCGATACTATCATCTTGTTCAACAAGTTTATTTATATCATTTTGAAAATGATAAGTTATAGCTTCATTAATCTTTTTATGCTTTCGATAATGTTGTTCCCCACCTTCATTAAGCATATCACCGATATACTTTGCATCATTCTTAAAATTTGCTACAAAGAATGGAATAAGTTCTTTTTCATAAGTCTTAGCAATTTTAGCAAAGAAGTACTTATCTTTACGTTTAAAGAAAGAAGTTGGTTTTACTGATGTTTTAAAATTATATTTTAGCGCATCATAATCTGTTTCAAAATGCAATTTTAAAGCATTATATAATTTATAAGTTTCAAATGGATCACTCATCTTGTTCTAATGTATAGTATAATACCAATTCTTCGTCTTTGTTAATCTTACGTAATGTAAATAATTCTTTTACTGCATCATTACAACTTGATACCAATGTACAATTAGGAAAATCTGAATGATTTATAAATCCACCAAGTGGAGTTCGTACTAATGTTTTATCGTTAACTGCAACGTGCGTTAATCCTAAGTTTTCGTTTTTATGTATAATTTCAGTTGCAAATAATCCTAAACCTTCTATACCACTTTCACGTATAGTGACGCAAGAAGGTAAAGGTTTATATTTGAACTTAACCATTATACTGGTAACTTATTTCCTTTCTTAGTTCTTATTAAATGTAATGTTGATGCCTCTTCTTCTATTTTTTGTTTAAGAGAATCACTTAAAAGCTTTTTCATATTTCTATAATCAAGCCCTCTCTTTTCTACAACATAAGAAGCAGCATCGATATATGACATATTATTATTAGCAACTAGATTCTCAACAGCTGCTGAGAACCTTTTTCTTGTCATAATCTTTTGCTCTAATGGATCAGTCATTATTTTTTAAATATTCTAATACCATCTCAGGAGTTGACTCTTCATATGGATCTGTTTCGCAATTATCTTTAAGACCTTTTTCTACAAACATTTTTTCGACATCGCCATCATTTATAACAGCCGCATATCTCCATGAACGTTTTCCAAAGCCTAAATTATCTTTAGCAACTAACATACCCATTAATGATGTAAAGTCTCCACTTCCATCAGATAAATATTTAACATTTTTTACTTTAAGGTTTTCAAACCAAGCCTTCATCACAAATCCATCATTCACTGATATACAATAAATTTCATCTACATTTTCTTTACAGATTTTCTTATAGAGTTTATCAAATCCAGGGACTTGTTGTGAAGAACAGGTTGGGGTAAATGCACCAGGCAATCCAAATACAACCACTCTTTTTTCTGCAAAAATGTCAAATGCTGTAATTGATTTATCTGGTAAGTTTTTGAAAAATATATTTCTCAAATTATTCATCAAAATGTCCTCATTAAAATACAGTCAGAATTAATTCTTCCTGTGGGTTTATCTATTTTTGTTGTCAATGTTTCCCATATCTTATCGATCTGTTTTTCAGTTCGATTGAGAATATCAGGTAAAACAACATCAGGTTTTCTTAAAGTAGCCTGCCTACTTGTATCATCAAAATTCTTTATTGAGGTACCAGAAACAATAAATCCATCTACTGATGAGCATGTATATTCAATAAGCTTTTTATTCTTACGATTATATACAAAGAGTTTATGTTTCCTAGGTATTAATATAGGATTGATTGATGTTAGTTTAGCATCTTCATCTTCTTTACAATATTGAAGTTTTTCAATTTGTTTATCAGATGCTTTAGGTTTAATCGCTCTTGGCTTTCTTTGAGCTTTAAACGAATCTCTTAATCTTTCAATGTCAGCAAATGCATCTTCATACTGCTTCATTATTTTACGTTTATTACCTTTTGAAATATGAGAGTATGCTTCAACAGCTTGTTCGCATGTTTTATTATATGCATCACTAATTACTTCATATTCTCGTTTTAATAAATCTTCAAAATATTTAATAGCATTACCTTTTAAACCATGACCTTTAAATCTACTGTAAGTATTAAACTTTTGAGTGTAATCTTCATCAAAGTGACCTTCAATTATAATCTCATCCCAATCACCCCACATAGTTTCTAAAACTTTTCTACGAGTAAGTTCTGCTGGTGGAATAACCGGTTTTCTTTCAACTTTAGGCTCAGCTTGTTTAATTGCTTGACCTTCAACTTCAAACTCAACAAGTCTTTCGTTTATCTTTGAAAGAATACTAGTAAGAGGTTCGCCTGTCCAACCAGCATTGAGCATGCATATTCCTTGATAATTTCTTGAACGCCATTTCCATGCTGGAACTTTTTTCAGATTAGATATTTGTGTTTTATTCCAATTCAGTTCTCCTATTAAATAATCGATAATGGTTTGTTCCATTTTTTTATTATTTTGATAGTAATAGAACCATTGAGAACCTTTTCTCCATTCTTTTTCTCTTTCATACACATCATCAGGTAATTCAACACCATGATACTCTGGTTTAACACCTATATATTTTTCTTCAATTGTAGGTCCTCGTCTTTTTACTTTTGCCATTTTTTCTCCATTGGGTTGGGGAAGACACCTATCGATGATAAGGAGTTTGATGTTGGTGCCTTCCCCATAAACTTATATGTCTTTAACTCCATCGACATAATTTTCAGCTGCTCTCTCAGCATATGGTCTACTATGACCTTTATAAATTTCTTGTTTTGTAAAAACATTATTTACAAAATAATCTACAGCCCATTCTCCTTTGACCTGTAGCAAATCAGCTCGGCGATCGCCGCTAACATACGTGCTATGATAATCGTTTCCCATTAACCTCTCCTCATTCTTGCAATATCTTTTGCTTGCTCATCATTAATAACTGGAATAGCATTAGATTTATGCATTGTTGCTATACCTTTAATTAATGTTCCTGTATATTTCATTGGTTCTTTTTTACTTGTATCACCAGCGATTGTATGATATGTACCACTAGCCATATATTCTTCCATAAGAGATTTATATTGTTTAGCTTGTTCTTGTCTTAAAGATTGAAGTTGTGGAGTGACTTTGAGTTTTTGAGGTTTGAACTCTGGTTTCTTTTTACGCACAGGATTAGCTGCATGTTTTTTCCTTTTCCTACCAGTGTAATCATATCGTAATGATCCCATATAAAAATTAGTCATTCCCATTATTTAGGTCCTCCATTATGTCCAATCATTGACTTTTGTTTTTGCTCTTCTCTCCATCTTAGGAAATCAATAGCAACTTCTCTTGTTGTATGAGTTAACGTACTCACTGGACGTCTTTTAGCTTTATTCATATTATATATTATACCACAGTTTCAGATAAATGTAAACGGTTTTTTATAAATTTTTTCCCATATCTGCTAAATGTCTTTCAATCATGCCAACAAGTTTTTCGCCCTTAGCACCTTCAACTAAAATAAATTTTTCTCCAGTATTTAAGACTTCTCTTTCAATGCGTCCGTCCATATACGTTGTATCACATACTGAACTTGTATCAGTATGCTTTTTAGTCTGTTCAGTTTCATACCACATAGATTTTATCCTATGAGTATGTATATCAGTAATAGAATTTTTATATTCCTCTGCAGCAAGTGTACGTCTTTGTAAATCAACTTTATTATTATATTCAGTCATTAGTTTGCCTCCCTTAACCAAGATGATGGATTGAAAGATACTTCCGGAGTATCTTTATATAATTCTTTAAGTTTTAAACTCCATAACATTTTAAAGTCAGGATCTTTTGCTCTTTCGATTGCTTTTCTCAGAGATTCAGCTCTTCGTTCTTTAATCCCAGTCATCTTGACTCCTCATTGCTGAATAAGTTTCATAGTATGAAGTACCTTGTAAATACTTTTGAGTATTTTTTTCTGAATAGTACATATTTTCTGGAGAGTTAAAATCTACAGAACCAGGCATATGCTCGGCAGCCTTTTTAACAGACTTTGTAAGCTTATTATAATTAGGTTTTGGTTTAGAATAGACACGCTTAACAGTGTCTTTCCATTCTTTTTCTTCTTGCATTTTTTGCTTTTCTTCTTGCAAAATTTGCATAATCATTTTAAAGTTTTTATCGGCCTGCGCCTTTGATACTTTTTTAGTCATTGTAGTTATACTCCGCTTTAATGTTGTTAGAAATAATATATTGTATAGCATCGGTTGCTTCATAGTTATGACCACCAATATGCCATTCATACTCATCAGTTGGTACACTACCAGTTTTCCAATTGTAAATTGTTGCAGATATGTAGTCCCAATCTTCTTCACCATCTTCATCTATAAAATATTTTTTAATATTTAGAATCCATTCCATATTTACTTTTTCATATGGATCAGCATCTGTGTGAGATGGTTTACCAAAAAGTTCAACAAGCTTATCGTAAGTTGTTGATACATAGCCTTTAAGACTTGTCCCGTTGACGCTTTGATGTAGTGCGTCTTCTACTTCGATAGAATATTTATCCATTAGTCACTCCTTTAAATTCAAATTCATATTCATACAGATTATAATCGCTTAAAACTTTATCAATTGCTTTTTGTTTGAATCCAGCCAACCAAAAAACTTGAGCCATTGTATTCATTTTAACGTTATAATGTGTACCATCAAGTTTTGTAAAATTCATTATTAGCATGCTATAGAATCTCCTTTATTATTAAACCACTCTTGAAGTTCAGCGTCTCCAACACAGAAATCGCCGTCTTCCATTTGATACTCGGCTTTATAATCTTCGTTATCATTTGTCCATGTTTCAATTTTTTCCAAGATTTCGCTTTTCATCCAACCATCTTCACGATTGTCTGTAACTTTCATGAATTGAGCATTGCCTTTTAAATCAAAATAAAATTCAGTAACAGTTTCCCAATCTGCGCAAACTTTTTTATTATGAGGAACAATATCAACATCAATGATGTATTCTTCACAACCACCATTTGACTGAACAAGATCAGTAGTAATGAAAGGTTTTACACGAGCAACAGCTGTTACTAGTTCATTAGACCTAGGTTCAATATCGCCACAATTATGCATTACATAGGTTGAACCACCTTTGAACTTCATATATGGATTTTCTGAACTCCCGTAATTTTCGAGATATTGCGTTTGAATTACTAATTTTTGCATTTTAACTCCTTATCAAAAAATTATATGTATATTATACCACAGTTTCAAGCTGTTGTAAAGGATTATTTTCACTTTTTACAAACATTTTACACAACTGTAACATAAATGTAACAAAAGACGAGAGAGCTTTCGATCCATCACTCTTCAGCTGTTCCCAGCTCTCTCTAGTTAGTAAGCTTCCCACTTCACAGTCGTAATCTGTTATTGTGGCCGGTTTACCGGAGGGATATACGAGTCCCGGTCTTACTACCATTAAAAATCTCCTTGGTCTCTTGGAACAACTTGAACTACGTTAATTCCATTTGCTTTCCACATATCGACAACTCTATTTCTGTCATCGTATACAACATCTGGATCGCCACCAATATGTTCTCTTAAAATATCTAAAACATCTTTTTTGAAAACATCATCAGCTCTGTAATCACCATCAGGTCTCATAAATAAAACTGGATTTTCAATACCAATCCACTCTTGAATTTGTTGAGTAGTAATATCTCTTTCTGAATTATTTCTAGCAGAAACAAACATAACAATATCACCATCAGCAACGTGCATTTTTGCCATATCGCATACATGTTGAATAGGTGTATCGAATTTTGTATGAGATCTGAATGAATCCCAATCATTATTACCATCAGTAATAAAATGTCTTCTATGGTTACAATCTGCAATTGTCCCATCGATGTCAAAAATTACGTTTTTCATTTTGTTCCTTATCATTTTATAGTACTATTATACCACAGTTTCGAGTAAATGTAAACGGTTTTTTGAAAAAAAAGGGGTTTTTTTTAGATTATTTTTTTATAAAAAGATTAAATCTTATTACAATTTTGAATTGCATTATTTAATACATGATAGTTATTAAGAACAATAATTGTAGTAAAATTATTAGTAGACTGTAATGATGCTTTTGAAAGTTTATCATTTTCTAAATCAAGTTTTATTGCGGGAGCAAGTATTAAAGCTTTTCCTGCTAACATTTTTCCTATTGATGGTCTTTTTCCAAATAGAGGATTTGCTTCTTCAACACAATCATATTTAACACCACGATATGTAGTATATACATCTAATAATTGAAGTGTAACGAATGCTGCCCAATCCTTATTTGTAGGCGGATTATAAAATTCAAATTGGTGTGTAAATTGTGACTTTCTCGGATTTTCCTTTAACTTGTATTCTATCGACTTCAGAAAATGCTCTTTCTTTACAGCTTCGATAAGTTTCTGGTCCCAACAACACTCGAATCCCATCATAATTTCTTGTTTGTCCTTCAAGTCGAGCGCCGAGGTTGACGGCATCTCCGATAACGGAATAGTCAAATCGAGATTCTGAGCCCATGTTTCCAACGATGCATGTACCGGTGTTGATGCCAATACCAATATCAATCCTAGGTAAACCTTGGTCCTCAAGCTCTTGTATAAGTTCATCTGCTGCCTCGCATATTTCAAGTGATGTTTGTACAGCTTTATCAGCATGGTCTTTACATGGTAAAGGTGCGTTCCAAAAAGCCATGATACAATCACCCATAAATTTATCTATTGTTCCACCGTTCTTTAAAACGATTTTAGTCATTGTATCTAAATAATTATTTATAAGAGTAACTAATCCTTCTGGGTCATTATTATTTTTATAATGTTCTGATATTGGAGTAAATCCACATATATCCATAAACATAAAGGTCATTTCTTTTCTTTCTCCACCAAGTTTTAAGAGTGATGGATCTTTTTGTAATTGCTTTACAAGATCAGGTGATACATAAGTACCAAATTGTTTCTTAATTTGTTGTCTTAAAACGAATTGTTTATAGAAATTATTGAAACTCGCTGAGGTGAATAAAAGTATATATATTATTAGAGAAGCTGATAAGTCGAGGAGTATCTGAAATTCGTTCCAGACATACCAAACGCCGCTTGCAGATCCAGCAACGGCGAAGAAGAAAAATACAGAGCTCAGCCAGATTGGAGCGTAATAAACAGAAAGTATAATCAGCAAGCCAACTAAACTTATAACTAATAACTCTAAAGAATCTCCCCATAATGGTCTTGATATTGATTTATCAGAATATATTGTCTGTAATGCGTTAGCTTGTAATTCATGTGGATATAATAATCCTCCAGGTGTAGGTATTTGAGCTCCCAATCCTTTAGCTGATAAACCTACTATAACTGTTTTACCTTCTAAATTTTCTGGTATACCCTTTCCCATTCTATCATATTCATATTGTTCAAATACACCATTCCATTTTAACCAAATACTTCCATCAGGATCTGTTTTAATTTGATACGGACGTAATATAATTTCTTCAATACCACCTTCGTTTACTTTTACTGTATATGATTTTTTATCTTGAAAAGCTCGTACTGTTTCTAATGCAAATGATGGATAGAGTTGATTGTTAATTTGAGATAATAAAGGTATTCTTCTTGTAATATTATCTATTTCTGGAGCTCCATTTGTGAGACCAGCTCCCCAAGCACTATTTTCTAATATATCAATATTAGTTACAAGTCCTTTATATTTGTATGCCCAATCATACGGATCGCCTTTTCCAAATACTGCATGACCAACATATGGAGCTTTTTTGCTTCTACCATATTCATCTGCATCTTGAGCTAAAATTATTCCATTGCCTTCCATCCAAGATGCGAGTGTTTCATCACCACCAAATCGATCTTCTTCAGGAAACATTATAGTAAATCCAATAATACCCGCTTGATGATTTCTCAACATATTAATCATTTGAGCATATTCTTGTCTTGGCCAAGGAAACTGGCCGTACTTTTCTAGAGCTTCCTCGCCAATATTAATTAATACAACATCGTTTGATGGTTTTTCTGGTAAAGATTTTATATATTGATCGAAAGTATTGAGTCTGATTTGCTCAACAATAAAAGGGTCTTGAAATCGTACACCTACTAATATTACTAATAAAAAAAGTGTTGTCCAAATTGTAGTTAAATATTTCACTGTCTTGTCATACGAACTTGGCCACAGCTTGTTACTGCGCAGTCTTGACTAAACGTAAAAGTATCAGGTGTAAGCATATCAATCCAAAGTTGTGCATTTCCGCCGTTAGAAAGATTAAGTGTTATGTCATGACCACCAACGCCTCTTGCTTCTACAGCTCCAAAATTATTATTTCCAAGTAAATTAATTTCTATATTATTGTTTTGACTTGTTCCGTACCAAGTGCCTGCTAAATTATTATTACCATTAATATTAATAGTATGAGTATCACCACCAAATTGTTGACCAATAATTTGATTATTATTACCTAGAATATTTGCATTAACTGTATTATTGCCACCATTTTGTACAAAACGTATATAAGCATTTTGACCATCTAAATCTAAATCAAAAATATTTTTATAGCCATACTGATCAATTCTAAATTCAACAGCATTTCCACCACCTAATTGTGTTATGTTAATTTGATTGTCATCATCAGCTAAAACTGGTAGTGTTAATAAACTAATTAGACTGATTAATATATATTTCAATTCCTTCTCCCGAGCCAAAAGTAATTATTCCTTCGTATCCATCTAATCTACTATCGATGAATCCACTATTTCCATTGGCGATGATTATATTTATAACACCATTTACGTTACGATAAAAAACTATATCACCATCTTGTTCAAATATATTAAACTGACTATCTTTATTAAATCCTACAGAAGCACCTCGCAATGTAAGTGAACCTATAGATACATTATCTCTTGCAGCTAAATTTATTGTAGTTCTTTCAAGTTCCTCAACAATATCCAATAAATCTTGTAAAAAATCTACATCAAGCAAATCAATATCAAGCTCGCTAAATTCTAAATCTTCTTCTGAATCTTTTAAAGCATCTGTTTCTAATTCATTAAATTCTAAGAAATCTACATCTAATATTCCTTGGTCATCATTAGCATCATCTCTTGCTGATTCTTCTATTGCTTGTTTAACTTCAGTAGGTGGATTGACTATAAACATATTATCAATCATTGAAGGAGTAATATTTCCTATAACAACTGAACTTGTTGGTGGTGATGATACAGTTGAAACCATTGTTGCTGAATATGCCTGGTCTAAAGTAACTTCTCCTGCTTCATTTGAGACAGTAATAATTCCTGAAGCATCTCCAAATTCATCTGGTAAAAGAACAACAAGCGATCTTCCAAGCTCGTCGACTGTTGTTGTAAAATCTGTACCACGTACTGTAATCGTGGCTGTTGGTGTGGTAAGTTCTATGTTTGCTTTATTAATCATTGCTTTCTTACCTGAAGCAAATCGTGCTGTGCCCATAGCAAATCTCATTGCCATTTTAGATTTACTTGGGTCTGGATCGTAATAGACTTCGTCTATAAAAACTTGTGTATGTTCAGTAAGAGCAAGTTCAGCTTTATCCAAGAATTCAATAAGAATTCTTCCATTGCTTGTTTCAGCCGTATCGTATAATTCAATAGGTAAATTATTTGAAGATGAAATAGCATTTTGATTTCTTACTATTTGGCCAATTCCAGTAGTTTCTACTATATCGCCAATGGGGTCAGCATAACTAACCCCACTGATGAAACATAAACTAAGAATCGCCAGATGAATCTTGCTGATTAATCTGAATGATTGAGTTATCGCTTGTAACATTTAAATTTATACTCGCGTTTGGTGTTGCACAACCAGAACCTGCGCCTGATGCGCATGTACCTGATATTTGATTGATATCAACATCAGCACTGTCCCCTACTAAAGTAAAGTTAAGTGTTTGTGAACCATCATTTTGCAAAGTATTAATATTATTGGATGCTCCAGTAATATCAAAATTCCATGTATTATCATCTGACTCAAAGTCTATATCGAAAACATTACTGCTTCCAATTAATACTAAGTCAGCATCTAAACGTTCTGCGCTCACTGCATAACCTTGATCGATATCGAAAGTATTAGAACTTCCTGTAACATCAAAATTATAATTTGAGCTATCTGAGCTACCAATGTAACCAATATTCCAATCTATTATGTTTGAATCTCCATTAAAGTCAAGCTTATAGTATGAACTATCAGCTATAACTGGACCAAACAAAATATTTGAGTTACCGATAAAATCTAAGTCAAATTCAAGAGAAGAACCAGTTATAGTCATATTTGATGAACCACTTGAAAAGTTGTCACCTCCTATTTTATTACCAAATCCTACTTGGTCAATATATAACTTTAAAGTATCTCCTGATTGTTGAATTAGAATTTCGTTATCATCAGTGGCTTGTGCGAAAACGAATGATGTCGACATTATAAATAATAAGCTTATTAAAAGTTTATTCATTTTCGTTATACCCCTCTATTTTCCAATAACCACGATCGTGGCCTTGGTGTACTAATTCAAGCACGCCAGCTTCAATAGCCGTACGTACTGCGTAAGTCACTGATTCATTATTACCAATTCCATCCTCGATCTCTACAAGTTGAGTACCACTCTCTACAAATCGGAAAACGTCTCCTCCAGAGCCATAGCTCAATATAGTTTTTCGAGTTTGGACATTTAATAAAACTTCACCTGTTAGAACTGAAACAGCTCTCATACTAACTGTGACAACATCTTGACGATATTGTCTTGCGAAACCAATACCTAGAGTACGTGCGCCCCGTCCTCCAGTTTTAATATTAGCATCGTAACCTATTATACCACCTTCTATTATCATACCAGCAAATAATAGAGGATTTAAATTTTGTGCATCTTCGCCGTTAAATTCTTTACGTGCGCTTCGAATAATTTGTCTTTCTCTGACTAAATTGTCTATACCATTTCTTTCAACAACTCTAAACCATGTTCCTCCGCCTGCAGTTTTCAAAGCGTCTATAACCATTTCTGTAGCACCTTGAGTTACTGCTGTACTGAAAGAAGCAATATTTTCTACTGATTTTCTTTGTCCTGTTTTATCTAAAAAATTATAAACAGCAACAACTGGTTTTTCTTCAGCTGGTGGTAATTGTAATAACTGAATATATGAAGGTAACTTAACAACTTCTGGATATTCTACACAAATGTATTTCCTTGACAGTTGTTTTTTAACTGCGCTATAAACATCTTTTTTAAGTCCTTCATCCCATCGAGAACAATCTTGTGGTTGTTCACTCCATTGAGGAAAAGAAGCACAGCTCGATATGAGTATTGTTAGTATTATTACTAATAATGTTTTAGCCGTCGCCGCCATCATCACTTGAACTCCCAAAGTTTCCAGTACCTATCGGTATTTCTATAACAGTTTGTGTTCCATTTTCATCCACAATAGTCATTCTAATAAACTCGGTACCATCTTCATTGGTAATCACTTCATAAGTAATGGTGGAACCTTCAAGTACGAAAGATCCAAAACGAACTGGGTTATCATTTGAAAACATAGACTCAACTAAATTTTTAGCCATTTGAGCATATATTCTCGATTCTAAATTACGTATAAATTTTGCAAGTGTTGTATTGTCTGCTTCTCTTTCAGCTGCTTTTCTTGCTGCTTCTAAAGCTTCTTCTATAGCTTTTTTTCGAGAATGCTCTTGGTTTTCTATTGTTAAATAATGAGCTCCAGTACCAATACCACTAAATGATGGATTTTTAAACTTATGTTTAATTTCATCAGCATACGCATTAGGAGTTAAACCTAGTAGTGATAATAAAAATATTACAATTAAAGCTGACATCTCAGCTTTTTCCTTTATTATTTCCATTATGTCCTCTTTTTTTCTTTTCATTTTCTTTATATTCTAATACAACATTGACTTTTTCTTGTAAACGAATTAAATCTTGATCGAGCATTCTAACCTGATCGATAACTCTAATAAGTTGCATATGCATTTCTTCTATCTTTGGATCGATCCTTTCACTTATAAAATTCCAGATGTAGTATATAAAATAAGCTAAGCCTATGACAGCAATAATGGCAAATCCAAATTCAGCTATAAGTTGAACTATAGTATAGTCTGGATTTGTTATTTCCATTAGTCTCTCCTAGAATCTATTTTTCCATCCTCAACATAATTTTCAGCCCGAGCAACTCTTTCGATATCTGGTTTAAGATCTAAAGCACTTGAAACTAACATATCAATTTTAATCAATTCATTATTCATAGTACGAGCTCTATTTTCTAGAGCTTTAGTAAAGGTTGTTAATGTATCGATGCTATCAACAATTCCTTCTAATATTTGTTTTAATACTAGAAATATAAAAAATCCAGCAGTCAATGCACCTGCGATAGGCAAACCAACTTCACCGATGAGTACTATTATATCTTCCATTTATAGTGTTATTTATACTAAAACTGTACTGAAACACCACATCCGCATGAACTCTTTTCTTTGGGATTGTCGTATTTAAAGTATTCGTTTAAGCCATCTTTGACCCATATAATTGTTGAGCCTTCGATGTAAGGTATGGATATTTTATCAATTAAGAACTTTATAGGTCCAAAATCAATTATGATATCATCATTCTGTAAATCACCAGTAGAAAAAATATACTCAAAACCAGCGCAACCACCCCCTGTGACTCCAAGCCGTATATAATCAAATCGTTCTTCTTCTTTTTTTTGAATAAGTTTTTGATAAGCTTCATCTGATATCTCAATCGGGTGGTCCATTGTGTTTTCTCAGCTCCATTTTCTTTTCCCAATCTTTTATTGCGGTTTGTATAGTTTCTTCTGCTAATACAGAACAATGCAATTTGATTGGTGGTAACTCAAGAGCTTCAGCAATTTCTTTATCTTTTATTTGTTTTGCTTCTTCAAGGGTTTTACCTTTAAGCATTTCAACAAACATTGTACTAGATGCAATTGCGCTTCCACATCCATAGGTTTTAAATTTAACATCTAGTATTTCATTTGTTTCAGGATTAAGTTTAAGATCTAATTTCATTACATCACCACAGGCTGGTGCGCCTGCTAATCCAGTAACTACATTAGGATCTTTTGGATCGAATCTGCCAACTCCATGTTTAGCAGGATTTTTTAATACATCTTCAAATCGATCAACTACTTTATGAGAGTAAGCCATTACGCAAAGTTAATATTTACTACTTTTAAAGCTGCTCCGCCTTCTAAAGTATCTAATCCTTCTTTTTTAATAAAGACAACTTCTTTAGTTTTTACTGTTACAGTACCAATTGTACTACCACTAGAATTTTTTTGAGTTAATAATAAATCAGATCCACCTGAATTATATACTCTTACAAGTCTAGCTAAACTTACGCTACTTGCTGAAGTTAAGTCACCTTCTGAACCATTTAGTTTTAATTTCATTTAATTACCTATTTTTTATTTTTTGAACCTTTTGGTCTGCCTCTTTTTTTAGCTGGTGTTTTACCATCAGCATAGGCTTCATTCACGTCTGGAGTGTTAGGGTCATCTTTAACATATTGACCTTTTTTATTTCTAGCTCTTACACCAGAAGCTTCTTCTTCTCCAAAGAATAAATTTTTTATCCAATTAAACATAATTCCTCCATTATTTATCTATATTTATACATTTTCAAGTCTAGACATAAGCCTTTCAGCTCTATTAGTAACTTGTTTATACCACTTAGAATCTCTTCCTTCTATAGCAGCTAATTTCCAATCATGCATATTTAATGCAGCATTGTGTTTTTTAAATTTACTAAGTCTAGTTCTTCCCATATTAAACATCATGTTTGCAATAATTTGTTTAACTTCTTCAGGATAATCATCCCAGCCTTCATGCAAGATTTTACAATCTTCAATTACTGATACGACATCTTTTTCAAAGCATTCATCAACTCTGCTCTCTGAGACAGCAGTACCGACCGGTAACCCATGTTCTGAGTCTCCTTCAATGACAAGATGACCAATCCCGAATGTAGGATAACCAAGATGGTCATTATATATTTCATATACTACTCCTTCATCGATTTTTAGTTGTTCTTTTAATTTTTCTATATTCATAGTGTTTCCTTTAAAATAATATTTCTATAAATTCCATCTTGTTGACTTCGGTGAATTGAATATCCTTTCTCACCTATTAACCAATCGGTATTATAGAAAGTCATTAAGTTATCATCAGGCGTATTTTGTAGATCTTTGTCGTAATCTATGTATTGAGTACCTTCTGATTTATACCAATACGCATGATTTATAATATTATCATTTACCCAATCAATATCAGTAGAATTATTTTCTTTTAATTGAGTATGCCATTTTACAATTGCTGCTTTATCCCATATAGAAAATAGTATAAAGCCATCATCGTTTAAAACTGTTTTTAAATTATCAATACATGAAACCATTGAATCATAAGTATGATGATTAAAAACACTTGATGCAATAATTACATCAAATTTTTGTTCCGGAAAAACTGTTTTAATATCTAAATCAGATACTCCTTCCGGATTATATGTGGGATGTTGTATATTATAATGCTTAATATTCTTTTCATAATTTGTATATTCAGCAATACAATCTACTCCAAAATATGTTGCTGATTCTGGTAATTCATTTTTAAGTATTCCGTGTGCAGCACCATAATCCAAAACAACTTTATTTGATAGATCGATATCAAAACTTTTGTATAGACCAAACCCTCGGCCTTTTACATTTCCAAGTTCTGAAATCCAATTTTTATCTGTTTGTTGCATATTCTCTTAAATCTCTAATTTCTGGCCAACCAGAATCTTTATGTTTATCCTTAAGTGTAAACACTTGAATAATTTTATACCAGTTATTTAGTCGTTCTCCTATTCTTCCAAACTTTTCATTATTATTTAATGGATGCAATTTATATCTTTCAATCTTTTCCGGATAGTAATAAGCATCATCTGTACAACTATTAAAGTGGTCTATATGGTCAAGTATTGCATGAGTTTTATAAACAGTCACATCAATATTTTCCCATATATGATATTGACAAAATCTTCTAAAGTCTTTCATCATATGAAATAAATCATCTGATGGTTCGCCTATAAGAGTTAAATCAATATCTCCAGTTGGTTTTAAACCATAGTTTCCCCAAAGGAAAACATCATAATCTTCTAATCTCTCAAGTAACTTATATTCGTTAAGTACCTGTACGAAGATGTCGATCGGGGTACATTCCTTCTCGATCCCAAACTTGTTCATGTATTTCATAACTACCACTTATTGTCCATACTTTATCTGGAGCATAACATTTAAATGTTTTTTGTTCTGTACCTATAAAGTAAGCTGTTATATCTATATCTTTTTCAACTGCTCCATCAATTTGAGTTGGTAATAACCATTCTCCGTCTACTAAAATTGGATGATCGTTTGTAATTTCTAATTCGCCAATTTTTACAATTTCTTTTCTTTGGTGACCATGATATTCAGTAACTTTAGAAAAACTTCCATCTTCAACTTCGATCATATCTCCAATTTTTACATCCTTTGCTGATATAAGTGTACCATTTTCTTTTTTGACTTTCATACTTTCTGGTATACATGTATAATCAGGATAATCATAGTTGAGGACTATAATGTTTATACCACTACTTGTAGATGGTCTAAGTCTATAATAAGCAATGTAACCATTATTTTGATTATCATATGCAATAAATCTAATACCTATGTAATCGCTAGTTGAATTTGATTGGAATCGCGTTTCATTTTCGTATGATGAAGGATAATATGCTCTAAATTCAGTGTTAAAACTAAAATATCGAGTCCCAGTAATAATTGATGGTGTAAGTGTTGGACCAGTCGTTGTATTTAATGTTCTTGTTATTGAGCTACTACCACTTTCACTGTATATAGTTTGTGAACCGGTTGAATTCGATGGCCCAGCTGTTTGACTGCTACTATGACCCCAGATAATCATTGAATTTTCAGGAGTTGTGCCTGCATCTCTATCAGCAAAAAAGCTCATGCTTCCAAATTGCATTCGAGCATTAAGCGAGTTTAATTCTCCAAGAAATGTTAAAGTTGTATATGCTGAAGTACTTAAAACTGAACCATTATCATTAATTTCTCTTACGCGTACTCCTACAGTTCCTCCTCCTGAACTACTCTTAGTTACATAACATTGAAATTGTAATTGTCCCGTAGTATATGTGCCACTATCATCTGATGTACTAAAATTAGCTGCTGTATTAGTAGTAAAATATTTAATACCATTTTGAAATGGATTACTCCAAGCAAAATTTGGTAAAGCTGAATAACCTCTAAATTCTCCTATACTGTAAGGAGAGTCATTAAGTAGCGTATATCCGGTACGTTCAGGAGCTGCTAAAGATAAAGCTCTAAGACCTAAGTTAGTATTAGAACCTGTAGGCCAATATCCTCGCCTTTGTAATTCCTGACGAATATCCACTAATCCTACGTTAGTATTTTCTATGGGATCATGATCAGACATTATTTAATAATTCCTGCTATAAGCTCTTCGAATTGTTCTACTTTTTCTACTCTTTTTGGCCAGTAAATATAATCTTTTTCTGGATTTCTTTTTAAATTGCTCAGTAATGGTAATATTGAATTATATAAATTATTTAATTTTTCTTCAACTTCTTCAGCTTTACCTGAAGCTGATTCTAATTTTTGAGTTTGCTTTTGTACTACTTCTAATTCGTCTTCATCGACTACTGTAAATCCAAAATCAAATTTATCTATATCTATTGACATTTATACTACCTCTCTTTATATTTATACAACTAATAGCCTAAGTCTTTGCCCCAAGGGCTTTCATATTTTGGTCCTTCATCTTTATATTTTTTCTTTCGAGGTATCACTTTTGTTTTGACTTTATGAACTTTTTGTGCAGCATGTTTTGGTGTTTCTTTACGCACAAAAATATTATCCCATGCAGCTTCAAACTGTTCTTGAGTTTGAATCATAGGTCTTCTTTTACTGCCTTTACCCCCGTGCCACTTTGACAATTTTAGTTCCTCTACCTTGTATTATATTTCTAAATTTTTGTTTATGTTTAGGTTTTGTTTTATCATCATTAATTAATTCAAACAATTTTTCATTTGATAATTGTTTAGCATAATAATGTATTACTGTAACTTTTTTAGTTTCACGATCTACTCGCTTTTCGCTTGGTTTATATTTAGCTGGCATTATTTAATCCTCTTTATACTTCCCTTATCATTTGCGTGATAAGCAAAAAATTCAATGTCAGCAAATTCTCGTTTTAAATCAAGTAAAGCTTTTAAATTCTCAACATGATCGTCGAAAAGTCTAACTCGTTTGAACTTTCCTGTTTTTAAATATTTTCTAAAAATAATTGATTTATTTGCAGCACTATTTTTACCGCTCATATTACCAGCTCTTTCGACGTATACATCTTTCATTGGTATACCATGAGCTTCAAATGTTTTAATAAAGAGATCTTTATCATCCATATCTGCTCGAGCAGTAACAATAATTACTTTAGATCCTTTGGCTGTAGCATTTTTAATAATTGCTTTAGCCTTGTTAATCATTCTCGCTATTGGAGTTGCAGTTTGATAAAAGAGTTTTGAAGATTTAAACTCGCCATAATCAAACTCTTCGCCTTTACCGAGTTTATAACTATTAAAGCTTTTAGGCTCTAATATTTTTTTAACTTTTTGAGTTTTTGTATCAATTACACGAACACGGGCTTTTGATTTAAACATTGTATCATCAATGTCAAAAATTGTTAAGCCTTTTCCTGTTGCTTCTTCTAAATATTCTTGATACGCTAACATATAGATATTATACCACAAAAATGTGAATGTGTAAATATCTATTTATAAGTTATTGAGTTTTATAATGGTATCAATTTTGTCTTGAGCTTCTGCAATCTTAGTCACTTGAGTTTCAACTGCTTCAACAATATCAGGATGTTCACCAAT